CAACGCCGGAAACGTTAGCTACTCGAACAGATTTATATCTGCAGTGTGGCTTTGATACAATCATGCTCGTCGTTGATGATGGGCGTGGGGCCACATGGCCCGCAACAACGATCCCCCGCGATGCTCGCGCTCTTGGTACGAACCCTTTGAGAACGGCCATTGATTATTTGCATTCCAGGGGCCTCTCTGTTATTCCCGTGTTGAATGTCATGGGGCTCGTGAATGCCGCAGCTCCCATTCGACCAGAGTTTCTGTTGTCGAATATGGCCCCTCCCGTGTACAACGTGTGGGACTACAATTTCATTGAATGGAGATCGTCGTATATTGCGGAATGTGTCGCGTTGTGCGGTGGAGACGCTGTGGGCCTCGACTACATACGTTCAGTGCGTGGTACGTGGTATGGTTTCATTACGGCTGAAGAGGCCGTCAAGGCCGTGCTACAGAAGATCAAAGAGAAGCTTCCGAAGGGCATTCGCTCGATATCGATTACGAACTCTATACACAACGCATCCAACACGCAGGGTGTGGCTCCGAAGAAATGGTACGATGAAAAACTCGTAGACTACGTATGTAATTTCAATTACACCACGCCAACTCCCGTGGCAGAACTCTCCGACGTTCCAGACGACAAGCTCTGGGTACTCTTAGCGGACTATGAGACTGCCGGCGGCCTCTCGTTCATCAAGACGCCCTTGGAAATTGAGAAGAATGCCCGTACCGTGTTGCAGCACCGTCAACCAGCCGCGCTTGGTTTGTATAACGCGAATCAACTTCGACCAGAACACGCGGCGGCCTTTGCACATCTTAACAAAATGTTATAGGTATTATGATGACACCACAAGAACAACTCGATGCACTGCCCAATCCTACAGAGTTACCCGAGAACTATGAGCACGTCACGAATGAGGCGTGGGACTTTTACATTGAGCGTCGTCGATCGATGGCAGAAATCTAAGACGTAAGCCGAGGCGCTAATAAGTACAACGACCCCGAACAACAACCCGTGCTGAAACCACGGTGCTAGCTACTATTCGGCGTACATGTACTGAGTATGCGAGGTCATGGCTCGCTCGTGCCTCGGCCCTTTTACACGATCGCTTTTCACAAGGAGTACCATGTTTTCTAAACTCAACACCGTCCGCAAAGCCCTTACATGGGTTCTCGAGCAATCTGTCGAAAACAAGGCCGTCGGCGTAGGGTTTGCCCTCGGCGTAGCACTGGGTTGGTACCTTTTTCATTGATTGGAGTTCGCCATGTGGATCCTCGTTGTCTCGATGCTCTACATGGGGCATCACGTAAAGTCCTATGAATTCGGGCCTTTGACACAAGGTGTATGTGAATTCAAGCGCGACCAGATCAATGAGTACTCACAGGACAACGATATTCCCGTACGCGCCGTGTGTAGAATCGACACCTGAGCTAACAGAGCTTAGCCCCATTCAACGATCTACCACTTACCAATACCCTGGGTCACCCCTACACGAGATCGTCGTTCCTGAGCCAACGTCGTGCGATATTCACCTAACGAACACCAACGAGGAACCATGGAGCTTGAAAAGCTGGCTGAATGGAAGCCCTTAGGGGCGAACGGCGAGCCCATAGACCCCTCGAAGCTCCCGACACAGGAGGCATTCCTATACGACATGGCGCATCGCTTTCAAGCCTACGGCGGAGGACTGGGAAATGGAAAGACCACAGCGGCATGCCTCAAGGCTTTCTATCTGTCCTACCTGTTCCCAGGGAATATGGGATTTATCGGAAGGTTGGATGGCAAGGAACTACGACAGACCACGATGGCGGAATTTAGGCGCTTGGTGCCCGACAAGTTCGTCGCCAAGCGAAACGACCAGCTCGGATATATTAAGTTCAAAGACCAATACGGTGGATCCGAGATAATCTATGGAGACTTGAAAGAGGACCGCTTCAACAACATCAACCTTGGTTGGTTCTTTATTGACCAAGCCGAAGAAATCGATGTTGTGCGTTTTGAGCTCCTCGTCTCGCGTCTTCGTCGACAAACCCCGTTAATCGACAACGGGAAGCCCCTGAGCGTACACGGTAAGCCCTTGTCAGCTCCGACGTACGGCATGGTAACGTTCAACCCCGAGGGTACTAACAGTTTTATTTATCGATATTTTCATCCCGATAGTGCGGAACGGATCTGTACCTGTCATACGGGCACAGCGGCCTGTAAGGTCCATCACTTCCAGCTCTACCAAGCCTCGACTTATGACGGCCTCAAAGCGGGGTTTATTCCCAAGGACTACGTCGACGGTATGCTCTCGGTCTTCCCACCTGACGCGCGACGTCGGTACCTAGAAGGGGCCTGGGACGTATTCAGCGGAAGAGTATTCCCGCAATTCGAACACAACGCGCACGTCGTTGACTACATCCATCCCGAGCCACACTGGAAGATCTACGAGTCTATCGACCACGGTATCAAGAACCCCACAGCCGTGGGCTGGTGGGGAGTCGACGAGTTCGGGAACCGCTACCTACTAGATGAACACTACGAAGGCGACGGAAAGCCGGTCAAGCACCACTGCGAGGCGATCAAAGCCAAGCGAACTCGCTATAAGCAGCCTATCGCCCTTTCGTACCTTGATAGCGCGTGCTGGGCTACAAATCAGTCTCGCGGTGATAATACGTTCAGTACTGTAGACGAATACAACTCCAATGGTATCTTCCCTGTCAAGGGACAGAAGGACTGGGACTCGGGCTACAGCCGGATCTGTAATGGACTGGCGATAGACCCCCAGCATAAGAACCCGTTCACCGGTGAGCTTGGTTCTCCTCATATCTTCGTCGCGTCGCACTGTACGCACTTCATCAAGGAAGCCACGGGCTATCGCTGGAAGAAGAGCCGTATTACGACGCAGCTCCGTAACGAACCAGAGGAGCCTATGGACCGAGACGATCACCACATGGATGAATGGTTTTACTTCGAGGCCTCGCGGCCCTTGACGCCTATCGTAGCACAAGAGCACAAAGTCGACCTCCTCGAGCTCATACGAAAGAAACGCATGAACTTCAATCCCCTGTCGGAAGAGATTTCGGCAGGATCATGGATGTCTCAGTAGGGGAAATTAAATGGAAGAAAAATCGAAGAAAAAGGACGATTTGATTTCCCGTATCCTAGACGGGGTTGAGGCGTACAATAGCGCTACAGATCGTATCCGCACGGAACGAGCCGAAGACTTCCGATTTAACTTCGGAGACCAATGGCTGACGCAGGACAGAGAGAAGAACCGACGCGAAAAGCGTCCAACCCTGACATTCAATATCACGGGTCCCGTCGTCAATTTCGTGGCGGGCTACCAGCAAGAACGGGAACAAGACTTTCGGGCCTTCCCTCGGGGGGCCGAAGACGAGCACGTCGGGCGTATTACTACGTCCTTGATGAAATATAGCATGGATGCCTGTCGAGGAGTCCATGTATTACACCGTGGCTTTCGACAAGGCCTGATCGGTGGATTATCCGTATTTGAAGTTTCGCAATCCTATGACTTAACGGATGATTTGCTCGAAGGCGACGTGAACATCGAGCTCCTTGAGCACGATACATGGGGCCACGAGCCCGGCGCGCGACGCTACGACAAGAACGACGCATCGTACCAGTATAAGCTCATGTGGATGTCTGTCGAAGACGCCGCACGTAAATGGAAGAAGCACGCTGAAATCATTCGGAACGGAGTCCGTCAGGACTGGCTACGGGATGACCCCCAGCTCCTCGGGGTGCCCGAGCATATGCTCGAGCAGCTCGTCGACGCAGAGAACGACCGTGTACGTATTCTTCAATATTGGTACCGAGTGCCAGTCGAAGTCGCCCTCCTCGTTAATACCCAAACGGGCGACGTTCAGCGATTCGACTCTGAGAAGAAAGCCGAAGACGCCTTACGATCGATTATGGATACCGCAGGGGCCTCCGTGGCCGCGCAGTTTTCCCTAGAGAAAGCAAGCAGTCAGTCGGCATTGGTCCACCAGCAAACGGGAGCCATTCATACCTTCCGTAAGCCGGAACACGCGCAAGAGGCCCTAGACAGACTCTCTCAACAAGCAGGCCGACAGGCCGCCGAAGGGTTTGATCTCATCGTACGACCCACGACCGCGTTACGCGTCTCGAACGTTACGGCCTGGCAGGTCTTGGACGACAAACCGAACCCCAAGGGGTCGGATTGGCGATTCCCCTTTGTCCCGTTCACCGTGTATCAAGACACGGACGATCTGAATCACATCAAGGGAATTGTCCGAGACATCAAGGATCCACAGCGTGAGGTTAACTGGCACCACTCCACGTCATTGGACACGCTTCAACGTGGCCCGAAGGGTGGAGTGTGGATCAACAAGCAAGAACATACTGACGTAGCCAAACTCAAGGAAGCCTACGGGAAACCGGGCTTCATCGGAGAGTACGTCGGACAGCCGCCAATCCCAGTAATCCCTCAGCCCGTGAGCGAGGGAGAAATGGCGATGCTACAATTCGGTATCGAGTCCATCATGAAGATATCCGGCGTCAACGCCGAAATGATGGGACAAGTAACACAGAAGACTGTCTCAGGACGAGCCATTCAGAGCCGCCAAGCTGGCGGGTTGGTTGGACTGGGTACAGTGTTTTTGAATTGGTCAGAGACCAAAACGCTGATTGGTCAGAATCTCATACGCTGTATTCAACACTACTACAGCCCTGAGAAAATGGACCGGATCATCGGGGAAGAGCAGCGCAAGCTTCAACAGATTGGGCTGATGGGTCCTGAAACAATCCCTCCAACCCAAATGTTCGAGATCTTCAAGCAGATTAAGGAGATTGATATCGACATAGTCGTGGCGTTCCAAGACGCTTCACCGACGGCTCGCGCCGCAGTGGGTAACCAACTGTTGCAACTCAAGGCAACAGGTGCCCCAGTGCCGTTGCAGCTCGTCATCGAGGCGATTGATCCGCCGTACAAAGACGAGTTGCTAGCAGCCCTCGCCAAGCAGGGGGAGCAGCAACCAAACCCCGAACTGTCGAAAGCCTTGTCCGCTGGACAGGGACAAACCTCGCCAGACGGAGTAAATACGTCGACATAACAAGAAAGCCTAAGCGCCGTGGGCTTTATTCACGGCGCGCTATTACCTGGAGGGCAGCACATGTCAGATGAAAACGAAACTCTGGAAACCTCGGCCTCTGAAGTTTCAGAACAACCCGAAGACCAGACCGTTGAGTCTGTAGAGAGTACGGAGACCGAAACTTCTGTCCAAGAGCCTGCGGGCGTCAAGGAAGAAACAACCTCGGAAGCTCCTCGTAAGTTTGCGGGCAAGTACGCATCAGTCGAAGAACTCGAACGGGCCTATCAGAACTCGCAGTCTGAGGCGTCACGCATGGCGCAGCAGCTCTCGCATTTCTCGAAGCCCAAGGCCGAGACAGCAACCGCGACTCCGAAATATACCTCAAATCAACTTGAGGATTTCAAGGAAGGTCGGTTACTCGAAATCTCGAACGCACAGAACACAGCCTCACGGCTCTACGCCGAAGGCAGTTATGCTGAAGCCCAGAAATACGAAGCCGCAGCCAAGGAGTCGGCTCGTCAGATCCGACTGATTGACGCAGAACTTCGGAAAATGGATATCGAGCAGACGTTTGGTTCCCAGAAGAAAGCCGCAGCAGAAGCGCGACTCCTTCAGGATGCAACCTCCGTGCTGCAACAGCATCGAGACGAACTTGTGCCCGGCACAAATCTCCACGGTAAGGCTACCGAATTCATGGAAGGCTTTGTCGCCATGGGGATGGACGCGGAGAACGCGCTCGTGCAGGCGCAGGCTGTTTCATTGGCAGCGCAAGTTCTTGGATTGAGCTCAAAGTCCGTTGCAGTCAACACACGTAAAGAACTCACTAAATCAATCTCCAAAGCCTTGAAGGAAGGTGTCGCGTCAGGAGCCGGGAAAGCCGCCGCAGGCGGCGTAGCCCAGGACTTCTCGAAAATGAGCGACAAGGAATTCCGAGAATACAAGGCCAAGAGGGGTTGGGATTAAGAGGAATTAAATGGCAACAGTAAAATCGTCTGATCTGGTAACCAGCTTAAGCCCGTCACCGGATGCAACTCAGTCTTTTTATAGTCGCGAACTGCTCGACCGTGCCAAGCATCAGGAGCATTACGGTCGGTGGTGTGACAAGGTCTCTTTGGGCACTAAGAAGGGGAAAACAGTTATCATGCGTCGGTACGCTCACCTCGCCATGGCGCTCTCGCCTTTGGCCGAAGGTACGCCCCCGACCGGTAAAACCCCGACGTTGACCGACTATCAGGCAACGCTGAAACAGTACGGTGACTTCATCGTTCTGTCGGACTACGCGGATTTCACTGGCATCGATGACTATCAACGGCATTGGACGATGTTGCTCGGCGAACAAGCTGGCTACACCATCGATTCAGTTGATCGGGATGTCGTGACAGCCGGTACGAACGTGATCTACAGCAACGGGGCAGCTCGTAACTCCGTTGTGTCGATCATCGATGAAAACGATTTGGACCGTGCGATTCGAACGCTCGCGAACGTCGGAGCACAAAAGCTCCTCGGCGGAAGCCAAGCCACAGCAGAAGGGATTCACCCCACGATGGCGGCCTATCCCGCTGTGACGCTTCCTGACGTGATGTTCGATCTCCAGAATCTCAATAACTTCAAATGGGCCTCTGAATACAAGGGTGCCGTCGATGGCGAAGTTGCTCGTTACAAGCAAATCGCATTCTTCGAGGCTCCTGACGTGTCCAGCCTCGGTGCGGGTGGAAAGAAATTCTCCGCCGCAGGTGGAAGCTCCACCGCAGTGAAGAACGCGGCTGGGACCGTTGATGTCTACACGATCATGCTCTTCGGGAAGCACGGCTTCACCAAGATTCCTTTGGACGCCGCTTCGTTGAAGATGATTCGTAAATCATTGGGCAGCGCAGGCACCGCCGATCCTTTGGATCAGGTGCAAACGATGGGCTGGAAGGAAACCAGCGCTCGGTTGATCACCAACCAGAACTGGCTCGTCCGCATCGAGTGCGCGGCTTCGTTGTAATCTGATATCCATAGGAGGGTTATGGATCTTTGGATGGTAGTACAGGATGGGCGTCCGCTTCGGCGGGCGCTCACCCGCAGACAAGCAGAAGCTCACGCGGCCTATCTTGCCAAGGGGTATGAGTCCCATAGAGCAAATGATAAACGGAGGGTCGCCGAGTTTGAAATCAAGCCCGATACGGGTACGATCAAACAATTGGACGAAAATCTAAGAGCACTAAGGGGGATCTAATGGCAACAAAGGACAAGCACTGTAAGCCCGGCGGGGCTTTGGTGGATTTTTTCTTCTCGGCTTCGGGCCAGTACCGCAAGGGTGAACGGATTCCCGTGAAGGTCAATGGGTTTGAGTACATCGCTGTCGTAGGAGCGCGTAACACACTTCCTAAAGAAGTTGTGTCCGTGCTTCAGAATGCGAAGAGCGCGACAACCATCCCTGACCTGGGAAGAGTGAACCCCGACCTAGGAGGCATGCCGCGTAAGCAAGAAGACTTCTTCAACCCGTCTACAACCGTAGACTATCAATCGGATTTCGATATCGAGATCCTTGGGGAGAAATAATTATGGCAGTAGCAACAGTGACCGTCAGGTCTAACGTGGCCGTTGGTGTCGCGAGCGGTAAGTACGTGTGCGATTCGTCTCTGACACTGACCCCGATCAATATCGGGTTTAAGCCGTCCTTCGTGAAGGTGTGGAACATCACTGACCAAGACGTTGTAACGATTTGGTCGGAAGATATGGCAGATGGTAAAGCGATCACATGGGGAACAGCGGCCACCGCAGTTGCCTCCGGCGCAATTACCCCGATCACGCATGCAGATGGAACTAACTTCGGTTTCTCCGTGGGTACCGATGCCTCCGTGCAGGAAGCATCCAAGACCTACGGATTCATCGCATTCCGCTAATAGGCTGAGAGTGAGGGAGTAGAAAAGGGCGTTATGCCACTGCTCCCTCTCGTCTCTGGAAAGGACTTATGCACAAGAATAGCATTCGTAACGCAAATTTGGATCTCGCCGCAAAGCGCGTATGGATTCCTGCTCAGGAGTTCGTGCAGAGCCAGGTGACCGGCGCATCCGTCATCCTCGACGCGGGCTTCGGGACCGGGGCCGCGCAACTCTTGGAACTCGGAACATCCGCCAACGGCGGAATTCGGCTGGAAGCCACGACCGACGATGTAAACTATCTCTGGATTCCTGGAGATTTCGATAACCGTCACCCGCTCTACGTCCGCTACCTGTGGACGAGCGATTACGCCAGTGCGGACGGGACAGCGACGTTCACCACGTTGTACAAATCCCATGCGGCAGGTGTAGCAGTCGGGATCGGCGACACGGCCTTGACGATCGCTCACGGTGCGAGCGCGAAGACCGCAGCCGCAGCCCGAGCAATCCATTGGTCGAAGTACGGAGTCCTGGCCCCCGTTGCTAACGCGGGTCATACCTTCTTGCCCGAGACCATTGCCGTTTCGTTCAACGTCACATGTTCAGCCGTAGCGAACATCACAATCGCGTCGGATTACGTGTGGCTCTTGGGGATGGAGCTTATCTATACCCCGAGAATTACGTTCGGAAGGAGTGACCGTCCTGCACGTATGCTGAAGGATGGTTTGGCAGCTAACCTGGAATTGGATGTCACCAACGACCTCTAATTCCTGAGAGGATGGCGCGGGGATCCCTCCACCCCGCGTCACTCTTCTATTTTCTATGAGGATACTATGGCAATTCCCGGCGATCCGTCAGTCGAAGACATCATTCTCCATGGAATGAAAGAGGGCGGACAGTACACCGTATCGGCGGGCGGGACTGCCTATGCAGAATTTCGCTCTTACCAATTTGAGTCGCTCAAGAGTGAAATGTGGGCCGCGTGTAAGACTGATCGATTCCTTGAAACCGATGCCGTCATGCTAACGTCCATCGGAAACAGTAACGTCACGCTCCCCACAGATTTTGACTCAGAGATTTCAGTAACCCTGTATGACGCCGACGATGGCTATCGAGGGACCGCTCAAGCTGGCGCGTCGAACTCGATCACACTCGCAACAGACTTCGAGTCTGTGGCTGAGCTGCTATACGGCGCGTACTTGTTTATACTTAGTGGAACCGGCGCAGGTCAAATGCGTCAGATCACGGGCTATGACGACTCAACGAAAGTCGCCAACGTTCATTCAGCGTGGACCGTTGCTCCCGATAATACATCGGGCTATATGGTAGCCACGATGGACTCTCCCTTACGGAGAGCAGACTATCTTCGTATCGTCCGTACAGCAGAGCGCCCGGGATACTACGGCAAGACAGGGGTTACCATGCAGGTTACTCCGGTTCCTAACAAGATTTACCCGATCATCATTGTCTACCGCTCAAACCTTACGAGACTCGACGACGCAGGCTCTCTCTTTGTGAAGCACCTCCGTGAGCGTCGGTCCTTGTGGGTTCAGGGCGTGAAGACTAAGACCATGGCGAGATACGATGATGAACGTCATCCCCAGAATAAGATGATCTGGGATCAGATGCTAATGCAGTATGCCGCCGAGAATGCTGTCTACGATCAAATGGAACCTCACAGGTAGAACCAGATAGGTAAACTATGGCCTTACGTAATCGTATTCCAGACGCAGAAGCTAAATACGACGATCCTATTCGGGGCGTCAACCTCGTTGCTTCGCCGGAAGACCTTGAACCGGGAGAAGCCCGTCTTCTCTCGAACTGCTACTTCTGGAATGGAGTACGGACACGAGAAGGCAGTACGAGACTGAATAGCGGGAGCCTTGGTGTATTTCGTGTCCTTGGAGGCACGAAGTTTTACTACGGCGTATCGAACAGTAAGCGAATTATCGCGTTCAGTGATAGAATATCGCAGATCAGTGATGGCGGGACAGAGACCTTGATCAGCACGGTTCCGACCGCAAACCAAGAGACGTATTTTACGACGTGGAGCATTACCGATAAGGTCTATATCACGAATCAAACAGACAAACTCTATGAGTACGACGGTACCACGTTCCAGTCAGTTGACTCCCTAGGGGGAGCCGTGGCTGTCCCGAACGCCTGCCGACGTGTGACACCGGTTCTAGACCGACTCCTTGCAATTACATCAGGCGGAGTGATCGAGCGAACCAACGCACGGGTTGCTCATATCTGGAGCAACGGGAGTTCATGGGCGACGTTCAGGCCGTCCCTCGTGGGACCATTCACGGGCCTACATCCCCATACCTTACGGTCAACGGGTGGAGACCTCTTCCCCGGAGCCATCGCCTGTCAGGCGAACGCCATGTATATGATTACGGGCACGAACTACGGAAGCGACGTTACGGCAGCTTCAGCGCCTACGGGAGAAGACTCGGCCATTAAGCTTATTGATCCTCGAGTAGGAACCAGCTCTCCTAACTCCCTAGCAACGGTGCCGGGTGTGGGGCTCTTTGGGATCTCGTCAGACTTAAACGTGTGGTTCCTCCCATTCGGATCGGCTTCTCCTATCATTCTTGGTGACAAGATCCGCTCCACGGATACCACAACGACAATCGGGCTTGAGTCTGCGAACGTCACACAGCTCGATAAGATTTGGATGACCTACTATGATAGAAAACTCATTATGGGCTTTCCCATTGGTTCAGATAATTTTTGCTCTCGGTATTTCTGGATGGACATGCGGGCGTTCGTTGAACGAAACGACCTTGGTCCTGTGTGGAATGGACCGCACTACGGCTTCTACACGAACCACGCCTGGACAGAAGAACAGAACGGCGAGAAGTCGCTCGTAGCGGGTGAAGGGAACTCCTCGAACGGAGTCTTCGTCTATAGGCTGTTGCAGCCGAATACGTTCACGGATGCTGTAGGTACATCGGACAATAACATCACGTTCGATTATTGGAGCTACTATAAAGACTTCGGAGCAGCTTCGCAGGAGAAGTACGTCCAAGCTATTCAAATGGATATGAACAACTACCTCGGAAGTCCTACACTCAGCCTCTACGATCTCACGGGGCTAATTGCAGGAAACTTACCCATTGCGCGATTGACCTAGAGGATCTATGCCTACGTACTACGTTGACTATGAAGGCGGAAACGATGCCAATACTGGCGTTGACTTCGCAAATCGTTGGAAGACGATTAATAGCGGGGCTACGGCGGCACGGATAGCCCCAGGCGACGAGATACGGGTGAAGGCTTCGCCTGACCCTACGAGCCTCGGTATAAACGCTACCTGGACGAACCTTTCTCCCACGGTAACGCTAGCCTCAGCGCTCAACGCCTTGGTGACGAACTGCGATAGTGCATGGACCGCCAGCCCTAACGTGACCTGCTCGGCTAACACGACTACATATCGTACGGCCACGGGGTCCGCCTCGGCGGCCTTCGCCGGCGCATTCACTACGGGTCTTGCGGCTTACCTCGCCTTAGGCGGGGCTCAAGACTACTCGGCCTATCAGGGCTTGACCTTCTGGATTCATACGAATACAGCCATCGGGGCTAGTACGCTTTCACTACGTCTGTGCTCAGACGCGGCTGGCGCTACTACTGTCGACACCCTCGTGATACCGGCCTTGCCGGTCATCAACGCATGGGTACCAGTCTACGTCGATACCGGCGGGGCTCTCGGAGCCTCGATACAATCGATCGCGCTCTATGCCGACGCCGACCCAGGAACCGCAACGGTTCTTTTAGACAACATCAACACCGTCAAAGCAACGGGAAACGATAACCTCAACATCACAAGCCTGGTTGGTAAGAACACAGGCTCAGAACATTGGTGGGCTATTCGAGGCATCAACGGGACTACGGTGACGCTAGACAACGCTCCTGGAGCCGCGTCGGGATCGACACCGAAGGGCTACGTTGGTACGACAGAGGCCATAACGACCTACAAGCGGGAAACCGTCAAGATCGCCATGGCTAGCTCGTCAGCCCAGCCAGTTCAAGATAGCGGGTCGTCTGGAAGTTTGATTACTTTCTCGTGCGGTTGGAACCGTACAGACATGAGTACTCAAACGGGCCAGACATATTGGGACGGGCAGTGCGGGACCGGAACGGGATGGGACTTCAACCTTAATACGTTCGTGTCGGTCGACCGACTGTTTTCCGTTAGGTACTCTATCGGCGTACTCTGTGGACCCGCAGATAACACTATGGGCACCATCGGAGGGATCGCTTGTACGAACAACGCCCTCAGCGTTGGATCAGCCGCGCTACGGTGCTCAGTTACTAGCATGACCGCGACGCAAGGAACGGGATCGATCCTAAGTCTCTTAGGGTCGGCTTTCGTCTGTACCTCGGCACAAGTCCACGGAGCTGGCGAGACATCATCACAGGCAGCCGTGATAAATGGAAGAGGTATTAACCTCGGAACGATTGAAGTCAAGAACTTCGGCGGTACGTGTCTAAGTCTAGGAGGCGCTGCGACAAACAACATAAGCTTCGTCTCGTTAACGCTCTCTAACGCAACAACAGGGATCACGACATCAACTTCCTTGACCGACTTCTTGATTCAGTCCTTGACCTGTACTTCGATTACAGGGACGGCCATTACGTCATTTGGCGGGCTAAACGTCAGGTTTAACGACGTGACGGTGACGAGCTGCGGAACGGCGCTTTCGCTTCCGGCAGGCTTCGCAAATGGATCCTTGGTTCTTGGCAGTCTCACGACAACCGGAAATACGACGGTGGTCTCCTTTGGGGCGTTCACCGGTAACGTATACGTGAACAAGTCGTCGTTCGCCGAAGTCTCACCCTTGAGCTTCACCGGCAGCGGGTATACCTCGGGACGAGTGGTCTTTCAGGACTACAACGGAACTGACGACGACCACCGGACCTACTACTCCTCGGGAGCTAGCGGGGCAACGGTGTTCGCAGATTCGACGACTCGCCATAGCTCTTCTGGGCTATCGTGGAAATTTAACATTCAGAGTTCAACTTTCGTGACCTCCAACTTTCCTGTCACGTTTCCCGTGGCAAGGATTGCTGTCATAGCGAACAAACAAGTCACTGCCTCTATTTGGACTAGGCGTTCGAGTACCTCAATGGTCGGAACGTTCAGAGCCAGAGGAGGACAGCTCGACGGGGTTACGTCAGACGTGACCGCGAGCTCGAGTGCTGCTATCGATACGTGGCAGCAGCTACAGTTGGTTTTTACGCCGACTGAGACAGGGGTGATGGACCTCGACTTCACGGTGTACGGGGTCACAAGTCAAGATCTCTTTATCCACGACTTCACCGTAGTACAGGCTCCATAATGGCCGTCTTTTCTACAGATCTCGAATCGATGGGGTATACCCACTTAGGGCAGCCCTTCATCGAAATAGACGCAACAGACGGGTTAACATCGCCGGGATACATGGGAGTTCCTTATCTCGGCGAACCCGTGACCTTTGTACCAAACGGGATTCTTACTCCTCCGTCAATGGCCTTCCCGAGCAACGCGAAGATCTTTTCGCGCGGTATCATTGTAGGGCCGATGGGCTTCAAACTTCCGCACTTTCCATAGCGAGGACTACATGGCTGGATTACTTTGGACTGCTAAACCAACGGCGGAGGTTTCGTGCCCCGCAGCTACCGCGAAGACGGTTCTACAGGTCTTTGCACCTGCGAACCAACGTCTGCGTATCGTGGGATGGGGCGTGTTCTTCGACGGAACAAGCGTCTCGGCTGAGCCCGTGAACATTAAGCTCGTAAGACAAACTAACGCCGGAACGATGACCTCCGTCACGCCGACGAAGTGTGACGACTCTCTGTCTGAGACGATTCAGAGCTCAGCGAGCGCCGACGCCAGTGCAGAGCCGACATCAGGTGACGTACTGAAGTTCATCAACATTCACCCGCAGTCAGGCTACGAAATTACGAATGGCGTCAAGGACGAAGACTGGATCAAGGGCGGGGGCCGAGTGGCCATCGTCGTGACAGCACCGGGATCAGTAAACGTCATTCCTTGGATTAAGTGCGAGGAGTAACCCATGTTTCTACACCGAATCAACCTAATGCGGCGGGGGATCTTTCTCCCGTTTCGTGGTGGTACGGCATCCGTCCCTGTCGGTGTAGACGGGACTCCGCTTGAAGCAATCATCCCAGACTGTCACGGACACGATGAAGTCTGTTCGCCCTACGGCGACGGAACCGTGTACGGAGACGGCGAACTCTACTGTGCAGCCGACGAGGGCAAGGGTTTCTACCTTTCGCTGACCGAAGTCAAACCGCATATCATGGCGGTACGCATCACTCATGCGAACGGTACGCGCTTGATCGTCGATACTCTCAAGCCCTATTTGAAGTCTGACTTGAACCCGTTACCCTATCAGTACCAGACTGATATTGACTCGAACTGTCCGCAGCACGTCGCCATACGTATACGGTCAATCGACAGTACACAGCTCATTGTGCGGCGGTTGCTTCCATTCATTAATGTTCGTCGAAATAGACCCGTATCCTAAAGGAGCCCCATGGCCGATTTAATGCTATCGAATAGTACCTGGGCCGTTGGTACGACCGACTCAGCGTCAACCCTCGTCAACGGGGTGGATCAAAAACGGGCCGAACATATCAACGGTCCTGCGTCCGCTGTCGTCGCGCTCGAGACAGTCCTCGGGTCGGCCTCATCGCTCAAGGGCTCACACGCTGATCTAGCGACGCGCTTAGCCGTACAGTTGCCAGCTTCGGGTAAATTAATCGACCCCGGAACGATCTGGATGTACGGAGGATCGTCGGCTCCATCGGGATGGTTGGTTTGCAACGGTGCTAGTGTCAGTCGATCGACCTACTCTGACCTCTTCGCCGTCATTGGGACGGACTTCGGAAACGGAACCGGGTCAGGGACCGACTTCACCGTACCAGACATGCGGGGCCGTATGCCGGTCGGCGTTGGAACGGGAACCGGCGGAGGCGCGACAGGCACCACGGGAACCAAACCCACAGGAGGAGCGACGCTCATATCGTGGCTTCGGGGCATGTGGTACGGGAACGATACCCATCAGCTCTCAACTACGGAAATGCCCGCTCACTCGCATACTTACGATAAGCGTGCGAGCGTCGGGGTCTTTACAGGCCCAGGCGGAACTGGGTGGGACGGCGTCAACGCGGGCGGTGGTACATCGTCGACAGCAGGTAGTACACAGCCTCACAACAACGTTCCCGCCTCACTGTGCGTGAACTTCATCATTAAAACATAGTAGGTGAACAATGGGTTTCTTTAGTGGTGGGTCTACGACATCGACAAGCGATAGTTATAGCGGACTACGTGGCACAGGTCAGTTTAAGAACTTAACAAAAGGCCTCGGTAGCGGGTTCCAGACAGGGATGGACTTCGCGACGAACCGCCTTCAAAACACGAACCCGTTTAATCTTGATAGCTCAACGGGCTTGACGGCTCCGCAAATGGCGGGCTTCAACAAGCTAGCAGAAAACCTTTTCAGTCAATTCTCTGGTAGCGGGGCAGCCCGTGGAATGCTCAGTCCTGAGAACGTGGGAGCCATAGGGGGCAGCGCCTTGACACAAGCCGCGCCTCAGCTCTTGCAGCAGATCTTTCAAAACCAAGCTGCCACAGAGGGGGCCGTCGGAGATCGCTTCGCAGCGCTCAGAGGACTTCTCGATACAGGGACGGGGTTAGCAGGAAGCCAGACACACGCCACGAGCACAACGAAGGGTCCGAACCTCTTGGGTCAGGCCGTTTCAGGGTGGGCGAATCCCGCTCAGCTCGGTTCCTTCATCAAAAGCGTCGGCGAAGGCGCGGGAGGGGGAGCTGTGTGCTGGATTGCCGAAGCTCTCTTTGGAAAGCCAGACCTACGTACACATTGCGCCCGATGGTATGTTATGAACATACTTACGCAGTCATTTGTAGGACGATTGTTCTACAAGTGGTACTTAAAGAACGGGGAGCGTATTGCTAAGCGTGTTCCTACGTCTCCTCTTCTGCGAGCTCTATTTACTCCGTTGTTTACACACTTTGCTAACCAAGGCGCTAGATACTTACTTTGCGCGGTTCGATAAGGAGTCCTATGGCGTTGCTAGATCAGATTGGGGCGTTATTCCCCAAACAAGAGAAGGACACGACCATCAACGCGCCGCAAGATGGTCAGATCCTTCAACCAATGCAGGACGAGATCAAGAAGGCGAAGTTCAAAGGTACTGACGTAGATAGGATCTTTGAACTCGTCGGGTCCGGTAAAGCTTTACCAGGCACGATTGAGTTCGCGAAGGCCTTAGGGATTGAGGCCTCGCAGCACGGTATTATACCGTCGGGAGCGATGGGACCCTTCGGTCCTATCCGAGACATGTTCAGCCCGACGGCGCAAGAGCTTACTAGAAAGCAAGCTGTTGCGAACAAAATCGGAACTCTTGCACTGGGCCAGGTTATCGAAATGAGGCAGCGCCAGGCTCAGGGACCGCAGAACCTTCAAGAGGCTCAGCAGCTCATGCCGGGTGTCATTCAGCCCGTCGAAGCGCAGCGCGGGGCCTCGTTGGATCAACTCGTCGGTCAGGGAATGCAAGGTCCTACACAGGTAGCAGATCCCGGGGCCGCGTTGACGCCAGCCCAGCAAAAGCTCGCGGCTGAGACGGTCGAGGGCCTCGGGAGAGGCTCGCTCATGCGAACCTCGGAAGGCGTAGTCCCTACTCAATTTGCAGGGATCCAGGGACGAATGGTAACACCGGAGCAGCTCGCAGCAGCCGATACAGCGGCCATTACGCCGCCGAACCAGCCGCTTCAGCAAAGCCCGGTTCCGTTGCCAGCTACATTAGCGAACGAAATCCTTCAGCAACGTGGAAGACTTCAGCAGCAGTTAATTAAGCCACCCGACGTCTCGAACCTCGTTGACGAGATCTCGTTAGAGAGATTCGATAGGCCATTCAGGGCCTTGACCCCGGACCAGCGAAAAGGCGTACGGGCTACAGCGGAAACGACGCTACAAGACCGGCAACGCTTCCAGCAAGAACAGATCAGGGCAGGACAACTATCCGTCGCCGGCCCAGTGGCGACTATGCAAGCCTCAGCTCGAGCCGAGGTTGAGAAAGACCAACCAGTGGATCAGCCGCAGCTCTGGCGTGACCCCGTGACAGGTATCGCCGCCAAGTCTACGATGACCACGAGACAGGCGCAGAAACAGAACTTCGTAAAACTTCGACCTGACCAGATCGAGACACTCAATCAAATGGAGACGATCGATAAGGGTCTTGCGGAAGTTAAGGAGATCTCAAAGCGTGTCCTGTCTCCACAAAGGAAGACTCCGCTAGGTGAGACTTGGAGAGCGATGACTCAGTCGGCAAAACTTGCATGGCTTCGTGCAAGGGGAGACGCCGATATGCTCAAGATGGATTCTATTATCACGCGATTGACTGCCCCGTTGGTAAAAAGCCAAGGTGATACGGCAAACATCGCCGTTGCCGAGCGCGAAATGTTCGCGCAGTCCTTAGTGAATAATAGAGCAAGCTCGGACGCCGTCATAGCGAACCTCGACAATGTAATCAGTACAACGAAGAGCGTTCGAAAGATGATGGGCTTTAGTTCAAAGGAAGACTTCGAGACCGCGCTCAAGGCGAGCGGTATGAAGGAAGACAAGGCGAAGAACCTCGCCAACACGAGATTTCCCGAAGGGGCGCAAGAGGATATGCGTGGGCGTATCCGAGAGTTGCGGACACAAGGGAAGTCATATGAAGAAATCGAGAAGCTTTTAACCAAGGGTAAATAACATGCCTGATATCGGCGCACTCATTCGAGAAGAAAGACTTCGTGAGCAAATCAACGCCGCGAAGGCCGAAGAAGAAGCCGCCAATCAGGCAGCTCTCAAGCAAGACATGGTTACGCCGGGAGACGTCGCACAGGCCCTTAAGCCCGCTGCCCTCCCGGTCCTTGGGCAAGCAGCAGGGACCGTGGCAGGTATGGCGACAGGGCCAGCAGCCCCGTTTGCTGTTCCAGCCCTAGAGGCCTTGGGCGGTATGGGCGGAGAGTTCCTAAACCAAAAGCTCGGCATTACGGAGCCGTCGAAAGGCGCGATCGCACTACAAGGCATCTTGCCAGTAGGCGCTAGAGCCGCGTCCATGGTAGGCAAGATTCTACCATCATCGACGAAGGGCGCGACGTTCTTGAATGAAATCGCTCCCCTCGAAGCCTCGAATCGGATCGCGAAGATCAAGGCCGGCCAGCCACAGACGGCGTCGGATCTCTTTAAGCAAGCCGAGGCACAAGGAACTAAAATCCCGACGCTCAAGGCACAGGAATCAATTCAGAACGAGGTCAAGAACAGGTTGGTCGGCGGAGCAGGGGCGGATCTCTACAAAGGCACTAGAGGATATCTCGAGACGCTTGGCGCGTCAATCAAGCGCAAACAAGGGGCGTTAACCCCGACACAGTACCAGCGCGAACTCCGAGACATCGGCTCGATGATCTCGAAGGCTGGTACAGACGTAGAACGAGGCGCACTGATTTCCGTCAAGCGTTCCCTCGAGCAAGCCCTAGAGTCTGCGCCACACGGTTCCACGCTAGCACAAGCCCGTAAGGCGAGTCTGAAAGAGAGCGTCCTAGGAGATCTCGACGACCTCGTCGGGAAGGCCGTCGCAGATGTTCAGGGCAAAGAAGCCCAGAAGTTCAGCGCCGCGTCTATTCTCAACAAGATTCGCAAGGATGATAGCCTGTCAAAGCGGTTTCAAAAGGGCCTCTCGACGACCGAACAGAACGAGATCATCGGTATCTTTGAGAACCTCAAGCGCGTCCCAGGACTTCCCTCGGATCTCTCGAATACTAACACGCTCTTGGGTGACGTATTCCGAGGAGGCCGGGCAGGCATCGCCGCCACAATGCTCGGGTCAACACCGGGTATCGCCGCAGGAGTTGGCGTAGCAAGTACGATGACTCGTCCAGCTATGGACGCCGCAAGAGTCTTCAGCATCGCGTTCAAGACAGACGAAGGACGTAAAGCCCTTCTTAAGGAATTGACAGCACAGAAGGGACGCCCGTTCCGCGAGATTATGCAAAAAGTCGCTACGGCGATAAGCGCCAGCGAACCCGCGCAGCAAGCCGAACGTGAATCCTTTGGCGCGTCTGATGTCACTAGGCCTTTCCCTAACCTACAGTAATAGAGGAACGTAATGGAAAATATCGACGGTTATACATATAGAGCTAAGCGCGTAGTCTCGTTCCCTATGGACGGCGGGACGCAAGGCCACTATAGCCTCGTGTCGGGTACAGGTAACATGGCGGCTGGCGCGGGCACTAACGCAGAGTTATTTCATTTTAGATGGACAGCACCAGATATCATAGCCCGTATCCTAGAGTTCAAAGTTACTGGACTCCGCGCTTCTACAGCGTTCGCAGTAGGCGCAATAGACATTGACCTCTACATTGCCCGATCGTGGACGGCATCAGGAACAGGCGGGACGTTTCCGGTTCTGTCAGGAAACAACCAGAAGCTTGATACTCGCTTCGGGACTTCTTTGATGGTCGGGCAGCGTGTCGCGACAACGGCCCCTCTGGGGGTTGGTACAAAAACGCTAGACACACAGCCCGTCGGTACGATTACTACGCATTCATCGGGCGGTTTTAGTACAGCGACTCCTATTATCGGAAGTATCTATCTTCCGACGGTTGAGTTGTTCAAAGCAGAAATCGGAGACTGTCAGAGTCCGATTCATCTACAACAAAACGAGGGGATTGTCTTAATGGCGTCTGTGCCAGCAACGGGAGTATGGCAGCTTAAGTTTTCTATGACGTGGGTAGAATCACCTAGGTTCCGTACCTAACAACAGATCATAAGAGGTTTACATGGCGTTTCGGGCACCAGTAAAAACTGAGCAGAAACAAGCACCAACTGGTACTGGTGCCTTCGCCGAACTCCTAAATAGGCTTGACGACCCCACGGCGGGCCTTGGTTTTGCCACCCCGCTAGCCGCAGGCGCCGCGATCGCACGGGGAGCCGCACCAGCCATCAAGTGGCTTACCGATCGTGTCGTAGGAGGCGGTTCTATGCTTTCCGGTCCTGTCTCTAAAATCACACAGGTACCGGTGAAGGACATCGTCGTCAGGGCTTCGGATCATCCCGACGCCATCAATCCCCTGAAGATCCAAGAGATACAGGGGCTCATGACAAAGACTCCCTCTAGGCTACCCGCCGTAGAGCTTATTAGACAAGGGAACCAGTACATCCTGAAGGACGGTCGACATCGGTTCACAGCGGCTCAGGGACTAGGTATAGAGAACGTCCCGGCCATTATCGCGAAGTAAGTCAGAAATAGCGATCTCTTTTTCTGACAACAGGAGGGCTATGATCACGAGTGAAAAGTACTTCGGTAGAGCAATCGTTGACCCAAAGATTGCCGATAACGCTAAGGAGCTCTTAGAGAAGGTCAACGCTTTTCTAGAGCACTTTCAAGGTTCAGTACAGATGACCTCGGGATACCGCAGTCCAGAGCATAATAAGAATGTCGGCGGGGCTCGATCGTCTAAGCACATGAGTGGAGAGGCCATCGATATCTACGACCTAGATAGGAGCCTCGCTAAGTTCTGTGTCCTCAAGGCAGAACTTCTGGACCAGTACGGACTATACTGTGAGGACCCACGGTGTACTAGAAACTGGGTTCACTTACAATCCTGTCCTCCTCGAAGCGGCTCGCGTTTCTTTATTCCATCACTGGACTGGGCGAAGAAGATCTCCGGTCCGTTAACCGTGGGGTCACTATGACTCGTATATTAGTCACTCTAGCCCTAGTCTTTCTAATGCCCAGTATATCAGGCTCACATCCAGGCGGGCTCGATACCTACGGGTGTCACAACAACAATAAACTCAACGTCTACGAGTGTCACAAGGGAGCCCTAGAGGGGAAGAGCTGGCCGAATCCTGGCGGTAAAGAGGCTATGCTTAAAGAAAGCCTTGCTCCCGTGATCAAGCGAGAAACAATCGGAGCACTCGCGACATGGGCACCAGTTCCAGAGGCAACTGGCTACCGCCTCTCATTTTATGCACGAGATAGCCGAGATCCCGAACTTACTCAGGCCGAGATTGACCATAGATCATACGTTATCGAGACATCTCATACCACCGTCTTTCTTGGATGTATTATACCGGGTATTGACTACTGGTTTCGTGTCCAGGCCCTCAAAGACAACAACGTGGGACCATGGTCTGAGACCGTACACTTCAGGGGGGAATAATTATGTTCTTTGGACAGGAAGCCCAAGGGTTAGCCAAGGGTTTTATAGACGGGATTGGCGGGATCATTAGCAGGTTCAAGGCCGATCCTACAAAGGTCCTAGAGCTCGAGACCGACCTTCAGACACTCGCAATAGACTACGAGAAATCAGTCATTGCGTCTGTCAACGCCACGATGCAAGCCGAAGCCAAGTCGGAGCACTGGGCTCAATGGCTCTGGCGCCCATGCTTTGGGTTCACAGCCTGCGCGATTCTCATTAACAACTACATCTTACTTCCGTATGCCGAGCCCTTCGGGGTTAAGCCCTTAGCCATTCCTTCCGAGGTTTGGCTCATGGTTATGGCAGTCCTGGGCGTGGCCGCGTGGACGAGAGGTACGGAAAAGATCGAAGCGGTCAAGAAGAGGTAAGCATGTCAGACGCCCAGGTATACGAATTACTAATGGATAGGCTGAAGCGCATCGAATCCCAGAATGATAAACAGCTCGAAATGTTGACCAGCCATGCGTCGGAGGTCGACGATATCCAGCGAGAAATGCACCGGTACATCATCGCCCAAGAGCGCGACATGGTCTCAGTTCACGGACGACTTGACCAGCACTATACGTACTTCCAGGTCTTTGCACTGGGGCTTATTATCAGTGCAGGTTTCTTAGGATCCGCCATCGGGTATATTCTTACAAAAATTAGCTAGGAGTCCTAACCAATTTAATCTTTATAGGCTCCTGCGTGAGCACAGGTCTAGGGGCGTGGTGCCTGTCGTTGGACCCTCATAGAAGGGCGACCTGTGTGAAGGCAGAAGAAGATAAACGAGTAACTAATGGAGAAACAAGCCTTCGATCTCATGATGCAGCGGCTCGACGCCATCCAACGGCAAAACGAACAGCAGCTCGTCGAGCTACATGCCCATATGGCCGAGGAGTCGCTTCTGCGTGACGAAGTTAACCGCCATACGGCGTATTTCAAAATCGTTGGAATAGTCGTTACCGCGCTTCTAACCGCCACGCTGTCGTATTTTGGGCTGAAATAAAAAAACCCCGTAGCGTCCCGCCGTGAGGCGAGATACTACGGGGTTTCTTTTTGTCTACTCTTCGTCTGCTTCCGCTAACTCTAATTCCGCCGTGCTGTGACCCACGACGTCAGCGAAGCTCTGACCCGGGGCGTACAGGAGCGTTCCGTGGATTTCGCCATTCTCGTCTTTAATCTCTGACGCAAAGAGGTAGCTCTCTGCACAGATCTCGGTAGGATCGATAAGGACCCCGCTATCCAAGAGGATGGTCGGATCAATAAGCGACTGTTTCGTTGCGGGAACGGTGGGTCGATCGATATAAAAGAATTCATCCGACATGTTAAACTCCTTTGTGTTCTGTTATGTATTCTCCACGTAGTAACTACCGTCGTACTCTGTATTCTTTCTAGCCCTATAATGCTAGGTCATTTTGATACCAAGATGTTAGAGGCTTCCGCCATCGTTGCGGGT